TACCCCGACCTGCACCTCAACACTGAAGAAACTAAAAGCCAATACGTGTACAAGTCTCGTAAAGGACCTGTTTCCATCTGGGGCGGGTCGCTAGTTGAAAACGTAGTTCAAGCCCTGGCAAGGATTGTCGTGGGTGAGCAGATGCTCAAGATACGCGAACGCTACAAGATCGCCCTGACCGTCCACGATGCGGCGGTGATCGTGGTTCCCGAGGCAGAGAAAGACGAGGCGCTTGCATATATCGTCGAGTGCATGTCCGTTGCTCCAGGTTGGGCTAGGGGTTTACCCGTAACTTGTGAAGCCCACTATGGACAAAGCTATGGGGAGTGTTAATATGTCAAGTAATTCTGTACAAAAGGAGAGATGATGGAGACGATTCTTGCAACGATTCTCTTGGGCGGCATTGGGTTCATTGTCTGTGGCCTTGTGTTCATTGGGCTGATGCACCTGTGGTTCTGGATGGACGAGAACGAGAGGGGCGATAGATGACCCCGCGAAGTTTTGACATTGACACCTGCAAAGAAGTTGTGGGGGATGCACGGATGAGGGTCATTGAAGCCAAGGCCAGACAGGATGCCGACAACGGCGTTATGGACGCACCAGCAATGCCAAAGGGAACCTACTGGGATGGGGTGTATTCATACATGGAGTATGTCGTGTACACAACGGCGCACCACAAAAGGTTGGAGCGCATTCAACGAATAAAGGAGAGAGCATGAGCCCAAAAATTGAAGCCCTGATAAAAGCAACTGGATGTGCTGACGTAGGTGAATTGTTTGATCGTTCAATTCGGCTAGGTCAAGTGTTGCATCAATTCAAACAGGAACATGGGCGCATCATGGATGCCACCGAACTGAGATACCTTGAAGCGGTACTTCACGCAAAACCACAGGAGAGATCATGAAAGACCCGGAAGACGAAGCGTTTGAACAGTTGGCCTTGAAGCAGGGCCAATGGGAACACACCAGCGGCTGGCGCAAGCGACAGATTGAGCGGGACTTTGCCGCCATAGATGATGCAAACAACATCCGCAAGAAACAAATTGCACACATGGACATGCACAGCCATCCTGCCGAGTTTGTCCACCTGCACCGCAACGACACGATCGAAGAGGTAGCACAGCATCTGGAAACAAAATTCACAGGGCCGTTCGGTCGTGACACTGTGCAGAGTTTTGCTCAGTACATAAGAGGGATGAAGCGATGAACCAAGACCTTATTAAGTTGATTGAACGCAACGGGTTGACTTTGCATGGGGACATCGAACACTTTGCAGAACTTGTACGTGCCGATGAGCGTGACAAGGTTTATGCCGAGCAGATGGAACTGCCCACCCCACGGCTTACAGGTAATTTTTCAATCACTGCGGGGAAATTTAAATGCACGGGTTGCACGGGCACATGGACAGCCCGTGAAGACGCCAAACACCATTCATGCAAGGACTACCAATGACTATTGATAACAGCACAGGGAAAGACAAAGAGTTCTACAACCTTGGGAAACAAATGTTTGATCGGATACAACCCCTCAAACACATCAAGCCGTACATTCCCGCAATTGAGGCCGACATTGAGTTGATGTGGGAAGTAAACAGCGCAGACATTGAAGCGTTGGAAGATGCCAAGATGACACTGAACGTCATCAAAGAAGTAGAGCCGGGTACTTTTGATGAGATCATTGATTCATCTTTGGCGTTGATTGACAAAGCATTGGGCATGAGCTACAGCGATGCAATGGAAAGAGTTATGGACAGCGCAAGGAGTATGAAGAAATGAACAACCCACCAGCATTTCCAGGCAAACAAAAAGCACTACTCATAAAGTCTGAACATTCAGACATTGCCAAACAATATGAGATTGACCAAAACGGCATGACCCTGCGCGATTACTTTGCGGCCAAGGCTATGCAAGCCATTTTGAGCAACCCCGACTACGGGGACGAAGACAGCTCCCTTGCTGGTGCCGCGTACTATGTGGCAGACGCAATGCTGAAAGCAAGGGGACAAGCATGACACAAGATGAAATCATTGAGATGGCAAAGGAGGCTGGGCTGCTGCGAAGCGGTAACGGATGGACAGAGCCGCATCGCTGGGGGTTGGCAGAGATTGAAAGATTTGCAAATCTTGCCATTGCCCATGAGCGTGAAAAATCACTCCGGCTTTGGATGCTACTGGACGACGTTGATACCGTTGACGATATCGCAAAGTCTAATGACGCTGTTTACCGCAGCCTGTGCAGACAAGCTCACGCAAAACGATGGGACGTTTTGACCGGCGATGAAGTTGACGCCGCTATCCGAGCCAGAGGAGAACAAGCATGACTGACAAAGAAGCAATGAAGTTGGCGCTTGATGCGTTGGAAGGCATACACCCCGGCAATATGACGCCAATGGCAGAGGAATATTGGAACAAGGCCATCGCCGCACTCAAAGAACGATTGGCACAGCCAGCACAGCGCACATGGGTAGGGCTGACGGATGAGGATATTGGTGATGCTTATGTCGCATGGGATGACACTAATGGCGCATCGTTTGCAGACTTTGCCCGAGCCATTGAAGCAAAACTTAAGCAAAAGAACGGCTACGCCGAGGAGAACACATGACAGAAGGTTATTACTGCATAGTGTGCGGCAGATTTTTGCTGGCAAATGAGTTTGGCGTTATTGTCCATGATGACATTTCACATCCACCTGAAATGGCTTTTGATGACGAGGAGAATCCGCAATGACTCCATTGGTTTGCAAGGCCGTCAAGTTTGCGCCTGAGCCAGAAACTGCTTTGTGGTTTGATGTTGGACAAATGGAGCCTGCACTTGACACAAAAGTTCCCGCAGATTTTTTGATGAATTTACCTTCAAAAAGAACGGGAATTGTTGGCTTAGATACGCAAGGAAAAGACTTTGCTCTTTGGCTTTTAAGGGGCGATGATTCAATAACTGTGGGCGGTTGCTCCATGTGGCATGGCGGCAAATACTTTTCTCCGTATGCTTATGTTTCTACCGGAGAAGAGTTCAGAATTTATCAGAAGGACAAAGAAATAACCCTTGAAGATGTTAAACCTGTACACCGAATGGTGCTTGCAGTGTTGATAAAACTTGCTCATCAATCGCAGGGTTATCGCCCCACACCAAAGCGCACATTTATCAATCAAAAGCGTCAATCAAAAGGCAAACCCGCTTTAACTTTTGACTGGCATACAGTGGAAATTGAACCGCCTAAACCAAAAAATGATTATCAAGGCGGAACCCACGCAACACCACGCCGTCATCAGGTTCGTGGACATTGGCGTACTTACAAGTCAGGCAAGCGGGGATGGGTAAACGAATGCTGGAAAGGCGATGCAAGCAGGGGAACCGTCTTTAAAGATTATCAATTCAAGGAGAACACATGAAAGCAAGACAAGTATTCCACGCACTTATGTCCTCTAAGGGCTACACAGAGGATGATTTAGCCATGAGTGGCGACAAGTATATTAGCCCTGCTATGCAAGGCAGATGGAACTACTTTATAGCCGGATGGGAAATGAGGGGTGTACTGTGATTTTTCTATTCAAGAAACGCAAGCTGGTGATCGACATGCTCACCTGTCGGCAGATGGTGTTCGATGCAGCCAAGCCCAAGGCAGCAGCCCACTTCTACCCGCAGTGGTGGAAGGATTTGAAGTTGGAGATACCCATACCGACTGGCTTGTTTCCCACTGCCACCATGAAGCGGTGCATGGGTCTGGTCGATCACTACAAGCACGGCATCATTCAGCCGTTGTGGTCTGACTATACGTTGGAAGTGGGAGCCGTTGGCGACCCGTACTGGGCAGGGCAGTTTTCTGACAACACCAGCACCATGAGCCAACACCCTGCAATACTGCGCGGCGCGTATGCGCCCGAGTCCCACTACTGCCACATGAAGTTTGACAATCCTTGGGTCACAAGCTGTAAAGAAGATGTTTACTTCAAGTGGGAGCAACCGACATGGAGTATGCCTAGCCTGTCCAGCTACATCTTGTTGCCAGGTACGACTGAATTTAAATATCAGTACTCCATGAACGTGAACGTGTTGTTTATGAAGGGCGCAACCAAGACCACACACCGCTTAAAGTTTGGTCAGCCGTTGGTACACCTGACTGCGTTGACCGAGCGACCGATTGATTTGCGGCATCACATGGTCACGAGGGAGGAGCACAGTAAGTACATGCAAGGCGAGAAGCTGAGCAACATCAACCGATACCGCGAGTACCGCAGGGTGCGTGAGTCCGAGGAATCCAAGTGCCCGTTTGGGTTTGGAGGAAAGACATGAAAGGTGGCGCAAGACCAGGGAGTGGACGCAAGCCCACATTGATCGACGAGCGAAGAGCCTTGAGCCTACACAAGCAGGGTGAGTCAATGCGCAAGATTGCCGAGCGGTTTGGCGTGAGCATCTATGCAATAAAGTATTTCTTTAAGAAGCAAAAGAGGTTAACAAATGACGTGGCGTGAATCAATCCTCAAGCGGTGCAAAGAAAACTTGAGGGCAAGGACATTGCAGGAGATCATCTCCAAAGAACTACGCGAGGCGCAACTTAACAAGCTTGAGGCAGAGAGCGCCGTTGATTACGCAAAGTCGGTGGTGTCCTACAACGAGCAACGCATTGTGCGATTGCAAAAGAGATTAATTGAACACACAACGGAAGGAGAGAGCGTATGAGTTACACATGGTCATTCTCATCATTCAAGCAATACGTGAACTGCCCCAAGCAGTACCAGGAGGTCAAGGTACTAAAGCGTTTCTTTGTGAAGCAAACGCAGGAGATGGCGTATGGCAACGCAGTACACAAGGCGCTGGAGGATTACGTCAAGGATGGCACCCCCCTTGCCAAGAACTATGAGCGATTCAAGCCGCTGATGGATGCACTGCTAGAGATCGAAGGCGAGAAACACCCGGAACTGCGGATGGCTCTTGATCGGGCTGGCAACGCTAGTGAGTATGGTAAGGGATACTGGGTTCGGGGTATCGTGGACCTGCTCGTTATAAAAGATGACCTTGCCCACATCCTTGACTACAAGACAGGCAGTAGCAAATATCCTGACGCAAAACAGTTAAAGTTGATGGCGCTGATGACCTTTGCAAAGTTTCCGCAGATCATGCGGGTCAAGGCTGGGCTGCTGTTTGTCGTGAACGATGCGTTCGTTGCCGAGGAATACACCCGAGATCAAATCCCAGAACTGTGGGATGCGTTCAAGCCTGACCTAAAGCGTATGGACGCCTCCTATGACAGCGATGTCTGGAACCCCAACCCCACCCCGCTATGCGGCTGGTGCCCTGTAAAAACCTGTGATTTTTGGAAAGAAAGACGATGAAGACTCAAGAGATTATTGACTATGCCTACCCCTGCATGATGGCGGAACGAGGACTGAAAAAAGCCCATGACGCCCTGCTGGATAACGACTATGATGCGGCTATTGAGCACACTTTAGCCGCCATTACCGAGGCAAAGATGATGTACAACTCCATCAAGATCATGCAGGAGAAAAGCAATGCCTTACGTGACCAAACCTCGTCCGTATAAAAAAGAATACGAGCAAGAGCAAGCCCGTGGTGAACATGAGCGCCGCATGGAGCGTCAGCGCGGGCGTCGAGCAATTGACAAGCGTGACACTGGCACTGTGACCAAGAAGTCTCCCTCCCGAGTCGGCAAAGACGTTGCGCATGTCATGGCGTTGGACAAAGGTGGGATGAACAAGAATGGGTTGCGCATTGAATCAGCGGCTACAAACCGATCGTTCAAGCGGGATTCCAAAGGAAATCTTGTATCCGAGACCAGCAAGAGAGAACGCAAGAAATAATTGCCACTGTTGTAAGGCGTGGGTGGACAGTGGCGGGGGTTCTGGTTCTGGTTTTCCCCCTCTTAACTACGTCAGTCAGACGATGCACTCCATGATATCTCTCTCCTTTGGCATGACAGGTTTGACCGACTAGCCCCCGTAAGGGGCTACGTTGAAATACAGTAAAGGACAGTATGGAAGTTATTGAAAACACGGCGGTGCGCATGGTCGTACCGTCAAGCGATTTGAGTTACTTGGTCGGGCACATTGAGAAGTGCGAGGTACTAAGTGATGACGGCAAGTTTGCCGAGGTACTTGTGTACTGGGGCATCAACGAGATGCAACGCCTAGTCAGGGTATACGGAGAAGCACCATCTCCTATGCCCAATGAATACGACTGGCCTGGGCTGTATACGCC